GGTGGTATTAGGGGAAACAGGGGGTACGGGTAAGTTAGTGAAGACTAACAGGGGGAGGGGGGTGAGTTTGAAAAAAGTGTGATTGATCGTGGGGATTAATATGTCATAGGGACCCATGCCCCCCTCGCTGGCGGGGGTGCCCCCATCCGGGTACCCGTCACATTGTGACATTTTCCATTCCGGGAACTATTCGCCCCATTCAATTGTCCAACGGGTGTAGTCGCAGTAATCAACCTTTAACTTTTTAATCGGAGAATCAAATGTCTACTATCCAGACTCTTAATGAAAAACTCGTTGTGTTCGGTGCAATGATTGATGAGGCCCTCAACGTTGAGGCGGAGGCCAAGGCCGCAGTTAAGGCCCGCTGGAAGGAAACCGCTCAAGGTGCAATCGATACCTTTGGCGACGACTGGATCCATTTCGCTATGCTCAGCAAGCGGGACCCGGCAATCGCCGCGACTGCCAAGCGACATGTTGACTCTATCAAGAGTTCACACGCTGAGAATGCGAAGACTTTCCGGGAATACGCCTCGGGTATCAAGGCCACGGTAAAAGATAAGGTCGAGGCCCGGGCTGATGATAAGGGCAATTACCGGGAACAATACAGTCGTTTCTTGGCCTATTGTGTGGAATTGTCCGGGCTGTCTAGTCTGTATGTGCCCAAAGATGCTAATGCACCGGGCACGGGTTCAGGAACCACCTCTTACGATAAGGTCGCTGAGGCCTTGCGTGTCCTGAGGAACCATCTGTCGCAATGCGAACCCCAGGCCGTGGAAAACCTCTTAACCATGTGGCCCGATATCGAAGAGGCCGCGATCGACGACGGCCTTTTGAAAGAATCAGTCTAACCCTGACCTAACCCGGCCCCCCGCAAGGGGGGCCATAACCCGGAGAAAAAACCATGATTAACCTCTTAACAGTAACCCCCGCTTATGGTCGCGATTACAAGAGTGCAAAAGACGCACGAGCCGACTGGGATTCGGGCAAAGATTTTTTTGCTCAGGGTCTAACCTTCCAGGGATACCTCAGCTCCCGTGATTCTGAGGCCCTCAAAAAAGACGGGTATACCGGGATAATGATTCGATACGGTAACCTCAGGAAGGGAACCCTCTTCGATCTGTAACCCTAACTTCTCAGTACATAACCCGGCTTAGGCCGGGTTTTTTTTCGCCCAAAAAATCTCACGCCCCCGTCACATTGTGACGCCCGCCACCCGCCACCGGGTTCTCGCAGGGGTCACTGGTATCGTGCGAATTCTCGCCATCAACCCAGGAATGTCTCGCCATCATCGCCTGAGATGTCACAGTGTGACGGAACTTTTCCTCAGGTTTCATTGTCTTATAAGGGTAGGACGCAGTAATGATGTTAAACAAACCCCGTCACATTGTGACACTTACCTGGAGAATCAAAATGCAAGTACAAACCACAGCAGAAAAACTGGCTATCTTTGGCGCGGCAGTAGACACTGTCCTGAACACTGAGGCAGAAGTGCAGGGATTGATCAAAGCCCAGTGGCGTGCCACAGCAGGCAAAGCCCTGGAGTTGTTTGGGTGTGATTGGATTCACTACGCCATGTTATCCAAGCGTGACCCCGGCGTGGTGAAAGTGGCGAAAGCCTATGTTGAGACCATCAAAGGCGAGAACTCCGAGTACGCCAAGACCACGAAAGAATACGCGTCAAGTATTAAGCAGTCAGTGGTTGAGCGCGTAAAAGCCCGGTCAGACGCGGGCGGCAATCCGCGTGAGCAGTACAGTCGTTTCCTAGCTTATTGCGTGGAGATCGCGGGACTGTCAGAATACGCGCCCAGGGAGAAAGCCCCAGGCACAGGCGGCGGCACAACATCCTATGACAAGGTAGCAGAAGCCCTGCGCGTGCTACGCAACCATCTGCCGCAATGCGAACCCCAGGCAGTTGAGAATCTGCTGGCTTTGTGGGTAGACATCGAGCAGGCAGCCCTGGAAGATGGCGTCATCAAAGAACAAGTTTAGGCAACCCTCAACCCTTAACACCCCAGCCATCGGCTGGGGTTTTTTTGTGCCTGTCACATTGTGACGCATCCCTGAAGAAATTCCCGCAGGGTTCCATGCCCTTAGGCAGGGGTCACTGGTCTCGTGCGCATACTCGCCAGCACATCGCAAAAAGCCCCAAAATCGTCACTTTGTGACGTTCCCCTGGAAATTGGCACAGGCGTTGCTTTGACCATATTATATTACATTAATTTACTTATATATTACTATACTATACTACATTATTATTATTATATTACTTTTTTTCTTTTTTTCCAGGAAATTATGAGGCGCGCGCATTCAAATCGATGGTTTACTCACTGTAAACCCTAAAATTGACCTTTTTTGGCTCGGCGCATGATTTTTTCGGAAAAAAAGGAAAAAAAGAACTTTATAGGCCCCATCTCAAGCAAAAAAGTAATATAATAGGAAAATTATGGAAATATATTTGGCTTTTTTACAACACTTTCCCCTCATCTCGTAGGGTTACAATCTGTAAACCACGCTGTCTAACCCTCTTTTAGGAGACTCAAACCATGCGATTCGTCCCACTCACCACACCCCATCCAACTTTCCGCGATGCAGCAAATAATCCCCTACAATCTACTCAACCATTATCAGACCCCCAAAAACGCGAATTCCTGGCCTGGGTCGCAGAGAACTGTCACGATGTGACGGGGACAAACCTCGATGAACAAAAAAACAACTGCTGGAACTGGAAGGGTGCAACCGACAAAAACCAAGGCGCCGCCAGGTACATGAATTACCCCGCGCACTCTTACATCTTCAAGCGTCTGAGCAACACCCTGCACCTTGACCCCGCCACGCTCGGTCGCATCACCCGCACCTGTGGGAACCCCCTATGCGTTAACCCCAACCACTGCCGCATCTCCGAAGGCCCCCGCACCAAACACAACCGCAAAGTGCAGGATCAGGTAGCTCACCCAAAAGCCGAGATGTCCACAAACGAGTTAATAGAAGAGATCACCGAAGTGGTCACCAACAACGTGCTGAAAACCCTAACTGCATCCTTAACCCACGACTTAACCAAAACCTTGACGCAAACCCTAACCTCCCAACTGCCAAACCTAACCGCTGATGCGGTTGTTGCTGAACTTCTCCGGGTGCGGTTCGATGAGATAGTGGCCCGGGCTGTGAAGGGGAAGTGAGGGAGTAAGTGGTTGATTTATGGGTGGTGTTGTTAAGCGGTTGATTTATGGGTGGATTTTTTCAGGGTGAGGGAACTTAACATCAGGTTTCGTTGTCCAATAAGGGTAGGGATAAGTTTTATTTGTTGTTTTTTGTTTAACCCCCGGGGTCGTCACATTGTGACACCCCATAACCCTGGAGAACGAAATGAGTGCAATGTATCTAAAACCAACGGAACTGCGGTTGGTCAGGCATGAGACCAACAGCCAGACCTTCTACACCTTCCACAAAATCTGGGCCAACGCTGCCGTTGGCCTCCCCCACTACAAATTCATGACCGTCCGCGATGCCATTAACTGGGCAGACCGGGAGTATCCGGGCGTGGGAGTGGCGATGGGGGGCAATAAAAAATGAACGCAACACAAACAACCCTTAACAACTTAACAGAACCACGGGATCTCAACGACCCCCAGTGCCGCATGTGCGGCGAGTACCTGGCATTCGCCCGATGGGAGATCGGCAAGCGAACATGTCTGGAGTGTGGTGAAGAGCAGGCTCGGCAAGAGCGAGCCTACTGGTGCGTGGCTGGCATTAACAAGTCTAACCCCATGCTGGTGACAGACATAGAGACCCTAAAGCAGTTAAACCCCAAGCGCGTCACAGTGTGACGCAAGGAGAGAGTGAGATGAAAGAGGCAATCACAAGAAAACAAATGTACGCCTACGCACTAGGCTATTACTACGGACGTGCAGAAGGTAAAGATCCAGACCTGTATGTGGGCGAGGACGACTGCCGACATTACTACGTAGAAGGTTATGGCGCTGGCGTTACTGACTACTGCGCCGAGGATGAGGAGGAGAAATGATGGGTAACTACAACGGGTATGAGACATGGGGCCAGATCAGTACGCGGCAAACCGAGCGCCCATATATAGACCCGAAAGAGATACAGAGGCAAGAGCGCATAGCCGTGGGGCGCATCTGTCGTTGCCGTGATTGCTTCTGTTGTGCCGAGGCTGGACTAACTAAACAAGGAGAGAAGTGATGGGACAGTTTGGTAGGCAGGATGAGGAGTTACACCGAGGCATGATCTACGTCATGCGGAAGGTTAACGGTACATGGGTGCCACTGCGGGTTTGGAATCAGACCCGATACCAAGAGTGGCTTGGATGTTTTAGCGCGATATAGGAGCGTGTCATGGGACAGTTGATCTTTATTTTTTATTTTGTGGTGCTGACTTTTTGTGGCGCATTGATTCTTTTGAACACGGGGGTGTGAGATGAAACAAAAAAGCGTATGGCGCGCACGCGGCACCTTGATTAATTACGAAGGTGAAAACGAAGTCATTTTTGAAGCCTACTTCACCGACAGGGACACGGCACATGCCGTGTATCACAAGGGAGAGCGTGAGTATGGACTAGCCGCTGGATACACGAGAATGCGTTGGGAGTTGGAAGGGTTCTACCTTGACGATGATCCACACATTGATCAGATGTTTAACGATGTACGCGAAGCAATGGAGGAATGAGATGAAAGTGAAAACGAGTGAACTACAAGACAAGGCCCTTGACTGGGCGGTGATGCAGTGTGAGGAGTTTGTTGAGGATGTGTTTGAGCCGTCCGAGTACTGGGGTGATGGTGGGCCGATCATTGAGCGGGAGAAGATTACGTTAGAACATCTTCGTGGAGCAGGGGATACAGGTGCAGATGTTTGGGTAGCCACGCTCACATGTGAGGACAAAAAGTTTGGTGGTGTTGAGTGTTTTGAAGAACAAGGCCCAACACCCCTGATTGCCGCTATGAGATGTTATGTGGCAAGTAAGTTAGGCGATGAGGTAGAGATACCGGAGGAGTTGAAATGAGACTTAACTCGACCGAACGCCGTAGGCGTATCCGCAGGGCGCAGGAATTCCGTGCCTTGTTCTTAGATGTTATGGGTGTAGTAGGTCTTGCGTTTGCAGGTGGCCTGCTGTATTTGATTCTCACGATGTTGTCTTATTAGTGCGTCACGTTGTGACAGAAGGGTAGGTTAATGACATGGGATACAGAAGTGAGGTGTTTATGGCTATTGCCGCAGAAGACCCGGAGAAGGGTGAGGAGCAGATGAAAGGCTTCTACGCCCTGTTAGACGCAAGGGGTATAGACCTGGATGAGAATTGGTCTCCGAAAGAATACAGCCGTCAAGCCGATCTCTTTGCGTTTCACACCGAAGATGTTAAGTGGTACTCGACCTTCCCAGAGGTGCAGGACATCGAGTGGATATACCAGATGGCAATGGATCTACACGAGAACGAAGGCCACAGGATATGTGGCAAGTTTGTGCGTATTGGGGAGGAACCCACCGACATAGAGGATAAATGTTTTGGCAATGAGTATTTAGAGATGGGTAGCGTGCGTGTGGTGCTGGACTATCCAACTGACTTATTTCAGGGCTAGGGAACTTTTGTTCAGGTTCTATTGTCCAATAAGGGTAGGTTATGAATTTGTCTATTAATTTGTTGATGTACGGCTGGGCCTGTCACATTGTGACGGGGGTTTTCTGAAGTGGTTGTTTGTCGGTTTTGTTTTTGTTTTTGTTTTTTGTTGGCTTTTATCTTTCTAACATCTTAAGGAGCATTACTATTATGGCTACAATTTCTTTCGGTACATCAGTCAACCACGACGAGGCAGTTAAGTTGGTCGCGGCGCTTGGCACTACTAATACGTTCCTCTTCCGTGGCGAGCCTGGTGTTGGCAAGTCAAGCATGCTCAAAGATCTGGCTAAGTTGTTTCCCGAGCATGAGGTGGCGTATATCGATTGCGCGAACCTTGACCTTGGCGACATTGCGATGCCGTTCATTGATCGTGAGTTGAACTGCACCCGCTACTATCCAAACGCACACTTTAAGTTGCATACAGGCAGGCCCGTGATCATCATGCTTGACGAGATCACCAAGGCATCTCAGTCGGTGCAGAACATGTTATTGCCTCTCATCCTTGAGGGCAGGCTTGGCGATACGGTGTTACCTGAGGGGTCGATACGGTTTGCTACGGGCAATCTCACACAAGACGGCGTGGGCGATCATCTCAAGGCGCATGTGCAGAACCGCATGACTGTCGTGCAATTCCGCAAGCCAACCGCTGAAGAGTGGATCAAGTGGGCGGTGCGTCACAATGTGACAGAACAAGTTATTGCGTTTGTTGATCAGTACCCCGAGGTCATGGCGTCGTATCTTGACCCGAGCCAGTCTAAGAATTCCTACATTTTCAACCCCAAAGAAGTACAGAGCGCATTCTGTTCGCCCCGTTCCCTGGAGATGGCCTCTAACATCTTCAAGAAACGCAGCGCTATTGGTGACGAGCCGATGCTGGCCTCATTCATGGGCGTGCTGGGCGAGTCTGGTGCTAGGGCGTTGCATTCGTTCATCAACCTGGACGACAAGTTGCCCACCTTCGACTCGATACTCGCTGACCCGCATGGCATAACCATACCGTCAGATCCCATTGCGAACTGCATTCTTGTCTACAAGGCAGTTATGACAGTTAAACGGGAGAACATTGATCGCTGGATGATTTACCTTGAGCGGTTGCCCAAAGAGAACCAAGGCGTATTCGCCCGGACATTGCTTGAGTCTGACAATGCCAAGGCGGCTGGGCACCCTGCGTTTATTGAATGGGCGACCCGCAACAATTACATCTTCGCCAAGGCTAAGTAATTAACAGAAAAGGAAAAGGAGCAACGCATGGATCTTTCCAAACTAACAGCCGAACAGCGTCTGCACAGGGCGCATGTGACGCTCATGGCGCATAAGAAGTTTATCTTGATGTCGGGCATTCTTGTTTCCGGCAAGACCGAAGTTGTCGACAACGACAAGCTAACTGCACGCACCGATGGCCTGAATACTCAGTACGGGCGTCACTTTGTGACAGGTCTGACCGACAAACAGTTGAACTTCTTGGTGCTACACGAGAATTGGCACAAGGCATACAAACATATGCTCGTGTGGCGCAGTCTCTACAAGCAGAACCCCAGAATCGCCAACATGGCATGCGACCACGTGATCAATCTACAGATCATCAAGTACGACCCACACGGTACGGTAACTGAAATGCCACCTGGTGGTTGCCACGATGAGCGGTTTGAGGGTATGGATGCCCGACAAGTCTTTGACATCTTAATGAAAGAGCAAGAAGACGACGAGGGTCAAGGTAACGGTAACGGAGAGGGATTCGATGAACACGATTGGGAGAATGCAGAGTCTTGGGACGATGCGCAGCGCAAAGAAGTTGAGCGCAAGATTGATCAGGCGATCAGGCAAGGCGAGATCTTACTTAAGAAGAAGGGAGAGGCTGGCTCGGGAGGAGAACGAGACTTCGCTGACCTGCTAGAACCAAAGATAGACCCGTATGAACTTCTTAGAGAGTACATGGTCTCAACATGCACAGAGCGCAGCGACTCTTCATGGCGGCGTCCGAGTAGAAGGTTTCTGTCGCAAGAGATCTATATGCCGACGACCATCTCTGAATCTATGGACTCTGCGGTGCTGGGCATCGACATGTCTGGGTCTATCGGTCATGACGAGGTGTTGGAGTTTATCTCTGAGACGGTGAACATCTGTAAAACAGTTAGGCCACAGAAGATCCACATCATCTATTGGGACACAGCAGTCTGTAAGCACGAGGTCTATGAGCAGCATCAGATCGACGACATCCAGACTCTGACCAAGCCCACGGGTGGTGGAGGTACGAACGTTCAATGTCTGAGGGAGTACATGCTCCGTCACAATGTGACAAGTCAGGTTTTGCTTGTCCTTACTGATGGAGAGTTGGGGGCAGTAAAGGACTGGGGCGGCATGCCTCCCACAGTCTGGGTAATTAGTAGTAGAGGCAGGGCTGGGAATTTCCCCGGCAAGATCATCAAACTTAAATAAAGGAAAACATCATGCAAACTCAAGCTAACCACAGCAACATCAATTCACGCGCCATGCTGGTCGAACTCAACATCGGCTTCTGGCAGGGGCGCAAGACTGACCGCGCAGTATCTGAAGAAGTGGCAGTGAGCAAAAACGCTAAGAGTCGTGCTGGCAATTACAGCAAGAACTTGTTACCAGGCGTTAAGGAGCATGACGATCTCAAGAAGGCGGTGGGTGCATTCCGTAATTGGCACTACTCACAGACCATTCCTTGGCTTGACTCTGGCGTGCGTCTGCTCACGATGAAGAACTATATTAATTACACCACGATAGCAAACGACAAGTTGTCTGAGCTACACGAACTGAAGCGTCACTTTGTGACAGCTTACCCGACGTTAAAGTCTGCGGTGGCCTTTGAGTTGGGCGACTTGTTCAATGCCGACGAGTACCCCACACAGGCAGAAGTTGACCGCAAGTTTTACTTCAACGTGAATTATTACCCATTGCAATCGGCTGGTGACTTCCGCGTGGATGTGGGCAATGAGATGCACCAGGAGTTGGTGGCTCAGTATGAGGAGCATTTCAAGAACAAGTTACAGGATGCGATGAAGGACGTATGGGACAGGCTGCACACCACACTCAAGCACCTTGCCGAGCGTCTAGCAGTTGAGGACGGTGGCGAGAAGAAAGTATTCCGCGACTCACTTGTTACCAATACACGTGAGATGTGTGAGTTGCTGTCATCCCTTAACATCACAGACGATCCTCGGCTAGAGCAAGCACGCAAGGAGTTAGAACAAGCCATGCTGGGCATCACTGCCCAAGACCTACGCGACTCGGTGCTAGTACGTAACGATGTGCATGCCCGCGTCACCGACATCATCAACAAGTTTTCTTTCTAAGGAGCGTCACAATGCGACAGTCAGCCGAGAATACTCTCATTGGCCCCATCAACATTGGGTTTATCAGCAGCGTGTTTAGTAACAAGTTACGCATCGACGACAGCCCGGAGAACAAGTTGTTCAAGATGGGCCTAGAAGCCCTGCTCTCCCACAAAGATCGGGATAACATGTTTCTGAAGGTTGAGTTAAGAGACGTTGCCATGCGGATCGATAGGGTCGATGTCTACAGCGAGTTTGAGAGTGTGTCTACCATGTCGATACACCACCCAGACGGTAACGAGCGGAACAGCCCGCAGTTGCAGATCAAGTTTAGTTACGATGTGCAACAGCGTAGTCCGCGCAACGTCAAGCGTAGTCTGAACCCCAAGGCCATTGCCGAGTTGGTGAGCAAGATTAAACCCATGCCAGAAATTGAACTAACTGCCCATTGCTTGGGTCAAGTAGATGAGTTTGCCACGATAAGCGTTAAAGCCTCAGGTACAGGCACGGATTCAGTTAACAGCTTATTGCGTGAACTCTACTACCGGAGGTCGGAGGATCAGGTGCAGATCATGGAGAGTTTACTGAGCGGCGGTGATGGCATGCTGCCCACAAGGGAGACAGCGGCAAAAGGAAGCACCGGTATAAGTTTCCGTCAGGCTTTCAACGATGCTTTTGTTGCGCGTCGGGAGTCTGAGGCTCGGTACAAGGAACTTGTTAGGGATTGCTACATGATTGTCGAGTCGCCGGGCGAGAAGTTTACGGCAGTGCGTCACACTGTGACAGACGGCAACAGAGATTGCATTGTCACTAAGTACGTTGGCAAAGACACTCTGCCCCCGCATGTCATTGGTGGTATGGCGGTTCTTGATATCATCAGTGAGTATGACGACAGGTCTAACAACTTCAAGACAGTGCCTGGTGTTGCTACGCAGTGTGGTCGCATGCAGAATGTTTTTGTAATCTTCGGGAGCAGCAGTGACACCGGAAGCCAAGGTCAAGGCCCGAGTAATTAAACTTCTCAAGGAGAGGGGCGCCTACTACGCCATGCCGGTTGCTGGTGGGTTTGGCAATGCGGGCGTCCCCGATATCCTGGTTTGTTATAGGGGTAAGTTTATTGGTATTGAATGCAAGGCCGGGCGCGGGCAGACTACCGCGTTACAGGATAAACATTTAGAAGACATAAAGAGGGCGGGGGGCATTTCATTGGTTGTTAGAGAAGATGTAGCTGAGTTGGTGGGAGTGTTGTGTCTGCTTGAACGTCCAGCGGGCGGTGACGAATAACACCCGCAGTGGGGGGCCTCTTACAGCTTTGTCATTTTGGCTTTCCGGGGGGCTGACCCCACACCTCCACTAATTCACCCTTTCGTCACAATGTGACGGAACTTTTTTAGAAACGCCCAGTCCCAGCTATACGCTGGGATTTTTTTGCGCGTAAATTTTGTGATGAACCCCTGAAACCAGTGACCTGAGAGGACACAGCCATGAACAAAGACAGCCGTTACGAAATCATTATTGAGGCACTCTGCCAGTACGCGGAAGGTCTGGAGCAGAAGTTGATAGAGCAGAACGCAAAACAACCTACAAAATGGTTGCCCGTAGCGATAGATGAAGCACCACCTGGACTTGCACAAGCAATAAAACAACAGTTAAAACGTCACAATGTGACGCCCCCCAAGCGTAGCCCCGGCAGGCCGCGCAAGCACCCGGTGAAACCCGTCGTTAAAACCTCGACCCCTACAGTATGAGGGCGGTCATTTGAAAATCACCCCTCTTCTCAAGAAGATGTTTAGGCGACTCCCCGATAGCTGGTTCTGCGGGGAGCTGCTGGTGTTACACGAGAGCGGAAGACTTAAAAATTTTTTTTCGGGGGTAAGTTCAAACGAGATGGCGCTAACAAAGACAGAGAAGTTTTTCGTGAGTTGGGCGATACGTGAGTATTACAAAGATACCTACAGAGACAACCTCAAACAAAGGATGATGAAATATGCAATCACCGGAGACGAAGGCGCCAAGTTCAACCCCTTCCATGCACCCCTCGGGCCTGACGATAGAGAGGTGGCAATGGCCCTTCAAGACGCTACAAGAGAGGCAGCTAGTCGCGGCGTATTTCAAAAAACTCCAAGAAACCCAACCAAACTTTGAACAGGCGCTTTTATAATGCCCGTAAAAGAAAAGCTTAAAGCCTATATCAAAACCCGTAAGACTCCCTTAACCCTAGAACACATTTGCACGCGAATGTTTTGCAGTAGAACCACTGCCGCCAAGGCCATGAATGAACTTATTAAAGAAGGCGTGGTCAAAGAAGTTTTGGTGGCATCTAAAACCAACCGATATGTGAGAGGAATCATCAGCAAATGACCCCCATTGAAACGCACAAATTCCTAAAAACCAAAGATGTAGACCTAACAGAGATGATGATTTTAGAGAGGATGGCGCTGTACGACAGACCGATCCTGACAGGACAAATGGTTAACGATGCAACGACTAACTCCGCCTTTGCCTCACAAGCTACGGTGTTTAAATACCTAGCCACCTTAAAAGAGCGAGAGTTGCTTGGAGAGGTAACCGAGTACACCGACGCTAGATGCACCTACATTCAGATAACAACCAAGGGCAAGAAACTTCTTAAAGATTGGAGCGCACAATGAACATGGTTAGAAAAGCAACTGATGTGCAACTGGCCTTCCTTCGTAACATTGGGGCTTCCTTCAAAATAATCCTTGCCGATGGCGAGATCATCGTGCATGACCCCAACAACCTGATAGAGCCAAAGAAGTCTGAGGGTAAGCGTAGGGAGTTACGCAACCCTGGCACCAAACACGGTGAGCCGACAGAGTATGTCATGCCGTTTATCAAAGACTTGGAACCTGGGCAGGTGGTGACAATACCTAACAAATATCACATAGACACAATGCGGTCAGTCGTGTGCAATCAAGCGCGTAGGTTGTGGGGCGAGGGTGGCTACATGACCGAGCAGTCAGAAGATAGAACTACCACGACATTGCTTCGTGTGAAGTAGGGGGGCGTATGAAAAAGATCTTAGCTGGTTTGCTGTTTGTACCGGCAATGGCGAGTGCTGAGTTCCATACCGGCAATGATCTGTACTCTGATCTTCTTAGCGAGAGCAATGGCAAACGCATGTATGCCCTGGGTTACCTTGCTGGCGTGGCAGATTACGGCAACAACGGGGCGCATTGCATACCATCTAACGTCACGCTAGGGCAGATACAGGACATGGCAATCGACTACCTACGCAAGAACGCTGAGATTAGGAACCTCTCTGCGGACATTCTCGTGGGCATGATGTTGATCGAACGTTGGCCTTGTAAGAACAAGTCGAAAGGGGGGAAGGGCGCATGATTACCGTGGAGCAGTACGCCAAGAAACGAAAGATCTCAGTGCGTACTGCCCGTAAACAGTTAGACCGCAAGGTTGATAAGGGTGAGATGGAGCGACAGAAAGGACCAAATAATTCGTATGTCTACTACACACCAACATACCAAAACTTCCGATGGCACGACCCGTTCAACAAGACGCTTAAAGTGGCACGATCCATTCAAGAAGACGCGGGGGAGGGTACCGAAATTGTGGCGGAATCCGGGCACATATCAAACCCAAAAGAAGTGGCCTCTCATGCCTAGGCAAGCGCTAATCCTACATCTATACAACGTAGGCTTAGAGACGCATGAGGTAGCAGAGATCGTGCAGGTGACCGTTCAGACTTTGCATAAACATCTCAACCGCATCTACTACAAGTTTGGTGTCCACGACCGTAGGGCGGCGATTAGAAAGATGTTGAGGCACAACTGTAAACTTAAAACGAACCACTAGAAACTTAAAGGGGTGAGACATGAAACCAAAGATCGAAACGCTTGGTAGGTGGGGCGCTCAGGCGTGCCTCCATTCAGCACTAGAAGAAGTTGAGCATGACGATGCAGTGGTCGTAATAACGATGCGAGGAGATGGCCCTCCGAAATGGTGGACTGCAAACCTCAAAACGTCTACCGCAGTATTTATGGTGGAGTGCGTTAAACAGAAAGTAATGGATGACTTGAAGGAGGGGAAGCAATGAACGTATTCAAACTAATCGAAGACAACGGTTTGAAGCTGCATGGCGACATCGAACACTTTGCCGAGTTAGTAGCGCAGCAGGAACGTGAGGCGTGTGCGAAGGTGTGTGAAGAAGATTTACGCGATGCCTACCTTCGCCAAGGTAAACCTGCACGTGACGAAGCGATGTTATGTGCCGCTATTGCAGACTGCGCCAACGTAATCAGAGCAAGGGGCGAGAAATGAGCATCCACACCTGTAGTTATTACTGCGACAGACCTGAGTGCATACGAGCGCAGAGAGATGAGTTACGCCAAAAGTTAGAGCAGGCAGAGAAGCAAGAGCCTAGTTTGTGGTTTGCTATAGGAAAAGACGGCCGCGTTAAATACACGACGGACAGTGACAGGGCGCTAAAGTGGAAGCAGGCTGAGTCATATCGTTTGGTGCGTGATTACTACACCTCACCTGTACACGCCAGCGACATATCGCAAGAACGTGTCGATGAAACGGCAAAAGATCGACATGAGTTAGCCGGAACTATGCCTATATCCAATGGCGGGGTCGCCACAAGAACACCTTCAAGTTTTATTTCGCCACCAAAGCGTGAATGGGTGAGTATTCCAGACTGGGAAATTCATGAGATGTATAACGAGCCAACAAGTGACTCTGAAATGATCGCATTTGCACGTGAATTTGAAGCCAAACTAAAGGAGAAGAACACATGAGCGACTATGACAAAAGCATACACAGCAACCCAGACGCACAAGCATGGGCTAGATTTTTTATTGACACAATGGCAGAGCAAAGCTGGCGCATAGAAGACATCGACGAAGGGCTAATGACTGGGTGGTTTGCAAACGCAATGATGGCAATGCACGACCATGTAAAGCGTGAGTGGGTTGGGCTGACGGATGAGGAAGTCGGTGGGCTTACTGTGTTCGATGGTTTGACGCACATTGAAGTGCCGATACTCGCTGATTTTGTCCGAGCCACCGAAGCCAAACTAAAGGAGAAGAATGGTGGATAGACAGTGCCCAAGTTGCGGTGGTCTTTGTAAGAGGTCTGGGTGTGAACGAGAGAACGCCAAACAATGGGTTGGGCTGACTGATGAGGAGATCAAAGAAATCATCGGCCCCTGGGGTCCCACCCCTATCAATGGCTATACCCGCAAGTTGTTTGACCAGATCGAAGCCAAACTAAAGGAGAAGAATACATGAAACTAAACAACATACCAGTCAACAACCCAGAGCGTGACAAGGCATGGGAAGCGTTTATTAAACGCAAAGATGTAAAGGAGTATTTTAAAGAGCCAGAGTTTTCATTTCCGCTACAACGGGGATACTACGAGATGTGGTGCCTATGCTGGCATAAAGCATGGCATAAGGGGTTTGTAGCGGGCTACGAAACCGCAGAAAAGGAGAAGAACACATGAGTAGCGTACAGGCAGTGACACAGGATCTAAAGTTTACCGTCAGGGTTGCAAGTTTCTACGATCTCAACGATGCCACCAAACAAGAGATTGTATTAAAGGTTTCAGAAGTAATGTCTGAGTTGGGGAAAAAACATAACTTCGTGATGTGGAGAACGCAATTTGAAATATACCCAAAGGAGAACACATGAACTCACTACTTGACCGACAGATACAAAACAACACCTACTGGTCTGGATTTGTGCTGGGCGTGTTTGTGATGATTTTGGTATTTCTAATCTTTGAACGGCTCACGGCCCACCCAGAACCTAGTTCAGTCAACATGCCAAAAGATGTTGTCGAAGCCTACCGCATGGGTATCAAGGACGCACTGAGGACAAACCCGCCGTCTTTAGATCTTGAGCAGACTTGCCTTAACATGTGGGCTGACAAGCAACCAGTAAGGGAGTAATCATGACGATGTTTAAGACCGCACCGTTTCAAGAGATACATGACACCGTGCTTGTAAGCGGCGTGCCCTACGCCGTGCCAGTAGATGCAGTCAATCATCCCCCCCACTACAAGGTTGGCGGCATTGAGACCATCGACTACATGAAGGCCAAGTCTACGCCCGAAGAATTCAAAGGCCACCTACGCCTGACCGCCATCAAGTACCTGAGCCGCATGGGCTACAAAGATGATGCACTGCAAGATCTCAAGAAGGCGCAATGGTACCTAAACCGTTTAATAGAGGAGTGTGAGAAATGAGCCGCGTTCCAGTATTTTTAGAAGACAACGAACGTTTAAGGTGCCCCCACTGCGATGCGGATTACCTGCACCAGGGCAAGGTGCAGACTTTTTTCCGGGGGGAAGATGAAGATCAAACCAAAGTATCACTGCACAGTTTCGAGGAAGACATAACTACAGTGATGACGAATTCTTTGACGTTGAACCCAAGCTACAGAAGGCACGGTCTTAGGATAAGTTTTATTTGCGAACACTGCACAGGCCCAGAAGGTGACCCCTGGCCCTACATTGGCGACCTCTGCATATACCAGCACAAAGGTCAAACATTCATAGAATGGGATGTAAATGAAAATATTATCAGTTGATTTTGAGACTTACTACGACAAAGACATTGGCTTTCGTACCCAGACCACAGAAGAATACGTACGAGACCCAAGGTTTGAAGTCATAGGCGTAGCAGTACAGGAAGACGATGGTGAGCCTGAATGGTTCAGCGGTTCCCATGCCGAGATAAAAGAATTCTTGAGCCAATACGACTGGGCTAACTCGTTTGCCCTGGCCCACAACGCGATATTTGACGGTGCCATTCTTAACTGGCACTTTAACCTACGCCCCAAGGCATGGCTTGACACGTTATCAATGGCACGCCCGATACACGGGATCGATGCGGGTGGTAGCCTGAAGGCTTTGGCTGAGCGGTACGAGATCGGCGTCAAGGGTACGGAAGTTGTTAACGCCCTGGGCAAGAAGCGGTTCATGTTCTCTGCCGCTGACCTGAAACAGTACGGAGAGTATTGCAAGAACGATGTGGCCCTGACCTATAAGCTGTTCAACATCCTCAACGAAGACTTCCCGGTAAAAGAACTCAAGCTGATAGACCTGACTATCCGCATGTTCACCGAGCCGACGATACAGATCAACGTGCCGATGCTAGAGCAGTACCTTGAAGAGTTGAAGGTCAAGAAAGAAGAACTTCTTCAGACAGCAGAAGCCCACAAAGACATCATCATGTCCAATGACAAGTTTGCAGAAGCTCTCATTGCTCTTGGTGTCTCGCCCCCTACGAAGATCTCTGCCCGTACCAAAAAGGAAACCTGGGCGTTTGCCAAGACTGACGAAGCTTTCAAGGCATTGCTAGAGCATGAAGAACCAGCAGTTCAGAACCTGGTTGCCGCTAGGCTGGGTGTCAAGACCACTATCGAAGAGACCCGCACCCAGAGATTCATAAACATCGGCAAGCGTGGGGCACTGCCTGTACCGTTGAAATACTACGCGGCGCACACCGGGCGTTGGGGTGGGGCAGACAAAGTTAATCTTCAGAACCTGCCATCGCGTGGTAACACGGCAATCAAAACATCTTTGGTAGCGCCAGAGGGGTATACCTTCATCGACTGCGACTCTTCACAGATCGAAGCGCGAACCTTGGCGTGGCTGGCGGGTGAGGACAGTCTGGTCAAAGCATTTGCTAACGGCGAGGATGTCTATAAGATCATGGCGGCAAAGATCTACGGCAAAGACGCAGATGCCATAACGAAGGAAGAGCGGTTCTTTGGTAAGACAGTGATTCTGGGTGCCGGGTACGGCATGGGCTACAAGAAGTTTCACCTGATGCTCAAGTTGCAGAACGTCAACATCTCAGAGAGCGAGGCCGAGCGCATTATAAAAATCTACCGTGCCTCGTATCCGCATATCCGCAATCTATGGGAACAGGGCAACGAAGCCCTGGGTGCCATGCTCAGCAAAGAGTACGTCAGGTTTGGCAGAGAAGGCGTCGTCACCATCATTAAAGATGGGTTCAAGCTCCCCAGTGGTTTGAAGCTAATCTATAACAACCTAACGGCTAGGCAGGAGGGTTTACCCGCAGGTGGCTCACGAGCAGTCTATAGCTACGACTCCCGCCGGGAGAAGAACATTCACATCTACGGTGGCAAGGTTGTGGAGAACGTGGTGCAGGCAATCGCACGCTGTATCGTCGGTGAGCAGATGATTAGAATTTCTAAAAAGTATCGTGTAGTCTTGACAGTTCATGACGCTGTTATGGTCCTGGTGCGTGACTACGAAGCCAAGGAAGCACGAGACTACGTAGAGCAGTGCATGCGTTGGGTGCCTGAATGGGCGACCGGCCTACCGGTGAATTGCGAATCTGGTGTTGGAAAAAGTTATGGAGAATGTTAAAATGGACTACGCGGTGTATTACCTTGAGATAAAGCGTCTTCTGCGTGAGGTGCATGATCTGATGAACGAGCGTCAGTATGCAGAGGCCAAAGTAAAGATCGAAGAGATGATGGCTAATAACAAGCTACTGTTGAACGTAACCAAGAGTCACCTTGAATGACACCCGCCTGGTCTTATAGTGCTATAGGGCTTTTTGAGCAGTGCCCTAAAAAGTATTACCACCTCAAGGTGGTAAAAGACGTTACTGAGCCTAAATCAGAAGCCATCACGTATGGCGAGTTGGTTCACTCGGCGGCAGAGAACTACATCAAGGAAGACAAGCCCATCCCCCCGCAGTTCTCGCAGTTTGAAGAACCCTTGCGGTTGCTAAAAGAGATGCCGGGGGAGAAGCACTGCGAGTATCGGATGGGTCTGACCGAGCGTGGTGAACCTTGTGGGTTCTTTGATGCCGACCTGATCATCATCAACGATGACGAGGCCCGGATCATAGACTATAAGACCGGCAAGTCCAGCAAGTACGCAGATACCAAGCAGTTAGATCTCATGGCGCTGTGTGTCTTTTCTCACTTCCCGCAGGTCAAGCACATAAAGGCAGGGCTACTTTTTCTGGTCTGCCAAGACCTGATCAAACGCAATTACACCAGGGCCGATGTGGTTGGCATCATGCGGGAGTGGACAGAACGCTATCAATGGCTGGCCCAGACGTTCAAAGAAGATGTCTGGAATGCCAAGCCAAACTTCACTTGCCGCCAATACTGCCCAGTTGTAAGCTGTGTTCATAACGGGAGACACGAATAATGCCTTACGTCAACAAACCCAGGCCGTACAAGAAGGAATATCAACAGCAAAAAGCACGCGATGAGCATGACAATCGCATGGAGCGGCAGCGAGCCAGGCGCAAGATCGACAGCACAGGTAAAGATGCTAACGGCAATGGCAAGGCCGATGTCCGTGAAGGCAAAGATGTAGCCCACAAACGGGCACTGAGCAAAGGTGGCAGCAACAGCCACGGCGTGACAATCCAATCTCCTAGCAAAAATAGGTCTTTTAAACGGAACTCACAAAGCAAACTCGTGTCAGAGGTTAGTAAGCGCGAGAAATAATTTGTGAGAGCCAATGCAAATAATCGACAACAAAGCCCTCTTACTGAGGCTAAGGAATCCTAATCCCGTTCTCGGGACGATACCAAACAGCAAGCTAGTAAAAACAGAAGACGGTGCCTCTGAGGTGCTGGTCAAGTGGGGTCTAGATGAAGCACAGACCCTTGCAAGACTGAACATCAAGAACGTACCGTCAACCATAAAAAAAGACTACAACTGGCCTGGGTTCAACAAACCCATGAGCCATCAGATAGAGACAGCATCCTTCCTGACCCTGCACAAACGGGCTTTCTGTTTCAACGAGCAAGGCACGGGCAAGACGGCCTCCTGCATCTGGGCGGCTGACTATCTAATGAAGAAGGGCGTCATCAACAGGGTGCTGGTCATCTGCCCGTTGTCGATCATGCAGTCTGCGTGGCAACAAGACTTGTTTGGTTTCGCCATGCACCGCAAGGTAGCCATAGCCCACGGTAGGCCAGAGAAACGCAAAGAAATTATCGAGAGTGATGCCGAGTTTGTCGTCATCAACTACGACGGCGTGGAGGTTGTACTAAAAGATCTACAAAAAGGTGGCTTCGATCTGATCATCGTGGACGAGGCGAACGCCTACAAGAACACATCTACCCGTAGGTGGAAGTGCCTTAACAATCTAATGTTCGACAACGTCTGGTTGTGGATGCTGACCGGCACGCCTGCGGCACAGTCCCCAGAGGATGCGTTTGGTATCGCCAAGCTTGTCTCTCCGCACAGGGTTCCCAAGTTCAAGACTTCGTGGAAAGACCATGTGATGGTGCAGATAAGCAGATTCGTCTGGCTACCAAGATCAGATGCCGTCGAGCGGGTTCATGCCGCGTTGCAACCAGCAATCAGGTTCACCAAAGAGCAGTGCCTTGACCTACCCGACATAACGTACGTCACGCGCATAGTGCCGCTTACCCGGCAACAGGAAACTTATTACGACAAGATCAAGCGGCAGATGATGATTCACGCGGCAGACGAGACGATTACAGCAGTCAATGCCGCCACCTTGATGAACAAACTTCTTCAGCTATCGGTAGGGGTCGTGTACTCCGACAACGGAGATGTGGTCTCTTTCGATGGCAAGAACAGGCTGGACGTTCTGTTAGAAGTTGTTAGGGAAACTACTAATAAGGTTCTAGTTTTTGTCCCGTTCAAGCATGCCATAGGCTCGGTGTCTGACTTCCTCAAAGACAACGGCGTGACCAACGAGATCATATCCGGGGCCGTGTCGGCTACTCGTAGGGGTGAGATATTCAGGGCTTTCCAGCAAGACAAAGACCCCAGGGTGCTTGTTATCCAGCCCCAAGCCGCCGCGCATGGCGTGACCCTTACAGCCGCAGACACCATTGTTTGGTTCGGCCCCACCACTAGCCTAGAGTCCTATCTACAGGCCAATGCACGGGCGCACCGCAAGGGTCAGCGGAACAAAGTGACGGTCATTCATATCCAAGGAAGCACGGTAGAAGCCGGTGTTTACAAGGCCCTCCAAAGAAAAGAGGACATCCACGAAAAAGTTGTGGAACTTTTTTATAAAGAGGTTGACAAAGTAAACATGAGCAACCAAACTGGAGCTAACAATGAGTGATCTCAGCGCCGACAAACTGGCAAAAATCTATATCAAAATGCGTGACACGCTACAGCAGATGGAGCGTGAGCATGAGGAGCGGGTGGCAGATCTGAAGTCTCAGATGGAAACCGTTGAGACGGAACTTATGGAGATCTGCAAGGCCACCGGGGCAGACAGCATCAAGACCCCCCACGGCACGGTCATCCGTTCGGTGAAGACCCGGTATTGGACTTCTGACTGGGAGTCTATGCACAACTTCATCCAAGACCACAAAGCCTTTGACCTTCTAGAGCGTCGTGTTCACCAGACCAACATGAAGTCATGGCTAGAGGAAAACCCTAATTTTTTACCCCAAGGCCTCAATTCCGAGAGCCGCTATTCCGTAACCGTAAGGAGATCTAAATGAGCGGAGAACTGTCGTTGTTTAAGGGCAACCTGCCTGAATACCTGAAGAACCGTAGCCTTAGCGCGACAACCCGTGCGCTCATGGGCAGTAGTCAGAACAAAAGAATCTCCATTCGTGGCGGTGTCTTTCGTATGATGGTCGGTGGTCAAGAGACTGCAAAGTCTGAAGACCGTTCCATGCCGGTGGTCATTGTGTCTGCCGCTGAACACGTTAACCGTCAGTATTACGCTGGCACTTACGAAGAAGGCACGCAAGCCGCACCTGAGTGCTGGTCTGCTGATGGTATTCGCCCTAACTCTGAAGTCAAGGCCCCCCAACATAGCACCTGTGCCGACTGCCCCAAGAACATCGCAGGGTCTGGTCAGAATCAGTCACGGGCTTGTCGTTTCCAACAGAAGCTGGCGGTTGTGCTGTCTAGTGATATGAACGGAGAGATTTTCCAGCTTACCCTCCCGGCTACTTCTATCTTTGGTAAGCCAGAGAACAACAAGATGCCTCTGCAAGCCTATGTGAAATACCTTGCGGCCCACGGCGTCAACGTAGAAGATGTTGTTACAGAGATGCGGTTTGACATCGACTCTGCAACGCCTAAGTTGTTTTTCTCCCCCGTGCGTCCTCTGGAAGAGCATGAACACAACATCTGCTCACTGAAGGCACAGACCCCCGAGGCCAAAGCCGCTATCACTATGACGGTTACGCAGACCGATGGCGTGCAAAACAAGGCCAAGGTGGCTCTACCCAAGCCTACCCCTAAGGTAGAAGAACCGGCTGAAGAAGAGTCGGCACCCCCCACCAAGAAATCTGCTAAGAAGCAGGAAGAAGTCAAGGCCACCAAGTCGGCATCTGAACTTCTGACCGAGTGGGATGACGACAACTAAGTCTTAATTTCCTGTCCCCCCAGGAGCGCCATTCGTCAGGCGCGGCTCAAACTAGCGTCGGGCTAGGTTGACGGAACCCGACTTCTTTATTTTTTGAGGAGACTAAGTTGATCGGCTATACACAAGACGTAGTTGCTAAGAACAAGGCGGCGGTCGGTGACGGCCCTGGCGTGATGCTAGGCCGCATCTGCATCGAGAAGAACGTACCCGTTAACGTGGTTGCTAACTTCTTCGGTGTGTCACGCCCAACGATTTACGCTTGGTTTTGCGGGAACAAAAGCCCTAGCAAGGATCGTATTCCAGAGATACAGGAGTTTATAAATAATCTCAAAGGTTAACCATGCAAGATTTCTTGAGAGCCATTCTTGCTGGGGAAGGTTTTTACTGCATCACGGGGATAAATAAGAAGGCAGACCGCCCTGTAGTCCAATCCTTTTTCAGCACCATAGAGGAAACGGAAAACACGATATACGAGTTCCTGGCACAGCACAGGGATGTTTACTTCGCGTTAAGTACGTTCAAAGATTTAGAAGTTGCCAAGCCACGTTCGCAGACCAACGTGCTATGGGTCAAGTCCATATGGATAGACCTAGACTGTAGTGAAGAGAAGGCAGAGACCAACAAAGGATACATAGACAAAGACGCGGCTATCGAGGCCCTTGAGAAGTTTTTAGAAGAAACGGGACTACCCTGGCCTGCGCTTGTAGATTCAGGCGGTGGGTTCCATGCTTACTGGCCTTTCACAAACCCCATAACCAGGGAAGAGTGGCAACCTCTTGCCGAGAGCCTGCGGATTCTGTGTGAGCAGAAAAATCTGCTGATCGATGCTGGCTGCACGACAGATGCGGCACGGATTCTACGCATACCCGGCACATACAACCTCAAAGAAGAGGAACCCCGGCAGGTCAAGCTTCTGATACCGCCAGAGACTTTCTTCGATAAAGATGAAATAGCCAAACTGCTACCCCCGCCACCACCCCCACGGGTGGATCTTGGCATGCCCCGCAAAGAGCCAAGCGCCTTGACAAAGGCATTGATGGGCAACCGGGTAACTTATTTTAAGAACATACTGATCAAGTCGGTAAAAGGTACAGGGTGTTCTCAACTGCTGAACATCTACGAGAACCAGGAGACTACCGACTACAACCTATGGCGTGGTGGCCTGTCGATTGCGGAACATTGCGAAGACGGCCCGAAGGCTATCCATAAGATCTCAGAAAAGCACCCCAACTATAACCCCCAGGAAACTGAAGATAAAGCTGCTGACACCAGGGGCGAAGGCAAGGGGCCGTACCTCTGCGATACGTTTGAAAAGCTTAACCCCGGTGGGTGTGATGACTGCCCCAACAAAGGCAAGATTAAATCTCCAATCGTGCTGGGCGCTGAGATACCAGCATCAAAAGAGACCGAGATTGTCGTACAGATTGAGGGTTCGACCGAAGAAATATCCTATGAGATACCCAAACTTCCAGACCCGTATTTCCGTGGGAAGAAGGGCGGCATCTATCGGCATGGTGGGGACGATGACCAGACTGTTGTTTACATCCACGACTTGTTTGTGGTGCAGAGAATTTACGACCCGGTAGAGGGCGAGAGTGCATGGATTCGGCTACACCTGCCGAAAGATGGCGTAAAAAACTTCACGGTGGCAATGAACAGCCTCACATCTATAGACAGCTTCCGCAGTGAGTTCTCAAAGAGAGGCGTCCTGACCTTTGGCAAACAGTGGCTGGAGATTCAGACCTACATTATCAGAGCGGCACAGGAACTACAGATGAGCAAGAGAGCAGACACGGCATACCATCAGTTTGGGTGGTCTAAGCG